CACCGAGCAATCGGAGGGCGTGTCCGCTCTGGCTCCGAAAGCAGCGTTGACGGTTAAGTTTCAGGAGGAGCATACCACTCAAGCGACGTTAACTACCCCGATAAGTTCGGGGACTGCAACTATAGTCTCCAAGGCAGAAGCAGCACTTCGAAAGAAGGGCGAATCTCCAGAGAAAGTTCAGAAGAAGTTAAAGAAAGCGTTGCAATCACAGTCTATGACAAGCGACAACCCAGAAGCGAAAGCTCCAGCGTTGAAACAGGTGTCGAAGACCCCAACACCACCAAAGTCGGAATCAAAAGTTCCGCAGCCCACCAAGTCTCAGGACTTGAAACCGGCGCTTCCCAAAGCATCGGAATCAGTCAAAAGAGACGCCAAGCAGACAGCCTACAAGAACAACGAGGTGTTGACTCGCAAGATGATCAACGCAGCGTTCAAAGAGCTGACGAAGCTGACTCCCTGGGAACAGGGGGTCTGCGGCGTGGCGACGCTTCTCAACGAGAAGGTGAAGGGCGAGCTTCTAGCATCAGTGCTGGATGCGTGGGTGGTGGAGGGTTGCAAGGAAGTGGATGTAGTACTCAGAATGTTTCCAGAGCTCCAAACGCCTCTAGCGGCGGTTTGCGGGAGCAAAACCGAAGCCTTGAAGTTTCGACTGGTGTTGTCGGAGTGGTTGAAGGCTCGGAGGGTGTTGAAAGGCTTTCCGCCGATGCCGGAATGGCAAATTCCGGAGGAAGCGAAGAGAGAGTGGAATTCCGTGAAGATTCAAAACTTCATGATGAGTCTCCGACACCACCCGAGTTTCTACCCATCCCCGAGCTTGGCAAGTTCGTCTGGCCACAGCGAGGAGGAGACGCAGAAGTCGTAAGTTTGAAATTGCAGGGGGAGAAATACATGCCAGGTATGGAACCAAACGATCAAGAGAAGGAAAGAATCTTAGCGATGTGTATGAAGTACTATCCTAAGACTCGAGTACCAACCTTATTGCAAGGTCCTGAGCATAAACACACCACTGACTCCGTTAAGGAGTTTTATCCATTCCTGAAAGGATCCAGTTCGCCTGGTTTCCCTTGGGCACGCTTGGCCAAAACTAAGCGTGAGTTATGTGATAAGCATGGTGGTATTGTCGCACAAGCTGTGCTAAACCGATTGACTCTCTTACAAGAGATGGATCTCACTGATCCACGTTGGAGTGATCCACGTCAATTGGTCAAAGCTGGCTTATGTGACCCGGTTAGGCTCTTCGTCAAACAAGAGCCCCACAGCGAGGTTAAAGCCGCTGAGGGCCGGTGGCGACTAATTTCCTCAGTTTCGGTGGTCGACGAGATCATCGAGCGTATGGTAGCCCACCTACAAAATGATTGCGAAATCATGGAGTGGCTTACATGTCCATCCAAACCAG